TTCATACTTAAAGCATGACTCTTCTGACATACCACCAGGACGATAATCAGTTTGTTCTGCTAATACAGCCGTTGGTGTAAGTGCTAATAAAGTTGCTAATACAAGTTTCATTACTCTTCCTCAATTATCTGTTGTGTTATTTTCATTAGTCTCCAATAGTAATAGAAAGTTCATCAGATGCCTCATGCCTTGCCTCTGTATAACCAGAAATCTTTACTACATGCTCCCAGGCAACTTTAAATTTCCTGTCCCAATTATTAGTATAAACCGGCATGAAAGCATTAAGTGCATGAGTAAGATCTACAATTTCATCCATCATACCATTATCTACTGCCTCTTGTAGTTGTTCCAACATAAAATTAAATGTAGTAATATTTGAGAATGATGTTTCTAGATCATCCATTACTTTCCAAGTGTCATTCATCTCAGTCATTTTTGATTCTCCTTAACATATAGGGGAGGAAGCATAATTATTATACAGCAACTCTCACTATAAGAGAAGTGCTGCAAGTTTTTCATGGTGATTCCTCGGATAATGGGCGGCCGGATTCATCAGCAGTCCATGGATACCCACGTCCGGTTTGATTCTCCTTCTTCCAACGCATAAGACGATCAAATGGTGTTTCCTCATCTTCCGAATTTTCACTAACTCCATCCAACATACGCAATTCTGTTTCAACCTTTTCAGTAATTGAAGCATGTCTACGCATGTCTCCGCCCATAAACATCTTATCCTTTGTCATATCCATACAAAGTTTAAGTTGCAATAATTCCAAATAATCAAAGTCAATCATGGCTAGCATCTTTATAATTCTCCTTTACTACATGCTCCCATGCAACTTTATATTTCTTGTCCCAATTATTAGTATAAACAGGCATGAAAGCATTAAGTGCATGAGTAAGATCTACAATTTCATCCATCATACCATTATCTACTGCCTCTTGTAGTTGTTCCAACATAAAATTAAACGTAGTGATCTCTGAGAATGCAGCCTCTAGATCATTCATCACCTTCCAAGTGTCATTCATTTCAATCATTTTAATGACTCATCATACTGCTTTTGTACGTCCTTTACCAGTTTATCATCAACTAAGATAAATTTACCAGAAAATTCTTCAATCTTCATATTCTGATATTCAAGTGGCCATTCTACTGTTCCACTTTCATATCTTTTCTTATAATTATCTATCAATGACTCACACTCTTCTTTTGAAAGAGCCTCATGTATTAATTCAGCATTAAATCTAATACTATACATCATTCATCACCACAAATTACACTAATCTCAAAACCAGTACTCAAGGCATCTGCCATACTACGATAACCAGTTCCAACATACAATTGACCGGCAAGAACAGAAATTGTGGCGATGCCCCAAAAGATATAATAAAACCTTGATTTAACTTGATGTCTTTTATTTTTTTTAGTCATTTGATTTCTCCTCTAACATTTGATACATGGTTTTCAAGTTTCCATACAATATAATCTAGTGTTGGAACACACTGTGGATTCCACCCAACAAAGGTTGTTGATTCTCCACTTGGAATCTTCCAGCAGGGAGCATCATCATTATCAAGGTCTAGTGACTCACGATATGCATCCTCACCAAGAAGAATAACTGATCTCTCTGCTTCATTCAAACTACCGAAGCAGGCAAAGCAATTCCTTTTAACTATTTCTGGTAGTTCCATATTCATCAAGTGCTTCAAAGATAATTTGTTTGATTTCGTTTCTCTCCAGATCCGAAAATATATGACATTTCCTTACTGGCATTGGAGAATACTCCTTTTTAGTGTTTCGTTTAACACTACTTGGAATACTCATACCTTGTGTATCTATTTTATCACCCATAATTAATCAATAGTAAGTGGTTGTAGTCTATCTAGGATCTCACGATAAGCAGGGACGATATCACCTTCATCCTTTCGGAATAGATCCTTCTTGTGAACCCAATGATAGCGCATACACTCAAAGATAGTATCCCACATAGCAATACAGACATAATCCTTCATGTATACCTCGCTGCAAGTTCTTTCAGTTCCTTTGCTGTGAGTTTATTCAACTGCTCTGTAAAGTGGTCCAGTAGCAGTTGTTTATATTGTTTTTTAGTCATGATATTGTTTAATTAATCGTTCAACTTGCTTCTTGTCAGATCCACAACGTGCCATCTTTAACATCTCGTTAGCAGATGTATTCGCTTTAGCAAGTTTGTTTACCCAGATCATGTCTGATAACTTCACTTCTTCTCCATTCGCAATACATTTACAGATAAATTCCAGTCGTAGCCTGTATTGTGTAGATAACATATGTCACTCATTTCCACTTAATTATTTAGAAGCATGAAAAAAGGGACACGAATGTCCCTCTGGGTGTTCCGACTTTTGTAGAGACCGCACGAAAGGAGTCTCCACAGTATTTATCAGAAGATGTACTTCAGACCCAACTTAGTACCGTAACCACGGTCAACGTTGCTATCACCACTACCAACGAAGGAGACTTCGCCATAAGCGCCCAGAGCATCGGTCAAACCGATACCAACGCCCGCCTTGCCAGAAGGAACGGTGTCGCTCTCAGCACCGTCAGGAGAGACTACAGTAGCACCACCTTGGACATAGTATGATGAGTTCTCGCCAAAAGCACCTTCGTAACCTAGGTGAAGGTCAGTTGCAGTGCCATTGTAGTTTGATCCCGTGAAACCGGAGTTGGCTTCTACGTTAACGTATGGTCCTGCGAAAGCAGCACCAGCAGATACGGACAGGGCAGCGGTTGCTGCGAATACAGATTTGATCATTTGTTTAAACCTCGTTGTTTTACTTGCGGAATGTTTACCCGCAGATGATGGATCGGTTCGACTCCCGATCGCATGAGTTTATTATAACACAAGACGCTGGATGCGTCAAAAGACGCTGGATGCGTCAACCAGGTTATGCAAGTAGTTGTGGCACTCACCTGATTTGCTATAAGAGTAATTTATCAGAGTTGAGTCCAGAAAACAACCCCCCTTGTGCCAGTTTACGATCAGTATCCGTGATCACTTAGTTAAGTAAAATTAATAGACCTTTTAGACTTGTGTTACCAGCAATAGACTGAATCTCAGAATTTCCTAGTATTGTCTTCACCGAGTAACTGTTTAATCTATCCTCAATTAACGGTGGCACTGATGGTTTTCCAGCAATAATAGTTTGTGATACACCACCAACCCATTGCTTATAATCACCAAGGATAGACCAATTAACATGTCCAGGTGAAACAATATTTCGTGATGCTCTAGGGTCAAATTGTACAGATGTTTCTTCACCAGCACCAAATGTCATTTTCTGACCAAAAACAATATCTTTTTTGTTGTCTACAACTTGCTCAATAGTACCAGCACTCATTTGAATAGTACCACCACCATTAGATCCTGCCTGAATGAATACTTGTGATTTTCCAATTAAAAATAATTCTTCTTCAGCAGTAATAACAATTTTCTGTGCTTTAATATGTCTTTCACTACCGGTAGATTCTTCTACAATATCTCCATATGCAATAATGTTTAGTGCTTCATGACCATCATCACCACAGTTATATTCAATATGAGTTACTTGCTCATGTTTTTGTTGCTGTCCATGAGTGTGTATACACAATTTTCCACTAGAAGCACCTTTTTCTACATTTTTTTCTCCTGTAACAATAACAATAGATCCATTGTTTTGAAGTGAAAAAAACCCAGCAGTGCCTTCAGGACCATCTATTCTTAGTGTTGATGTCTGACCATCAGGATACATACGTTCATAAATCTGTGAACGAGTCAACACACCTTTCCAGCATGTTGTGAAGACAGGACCATCTTTTAAGTTCTGTGTTTCATCTGCCGTGGTTTGTTTGAAGATACCTGTGGGGTATTCATTAGCGGGTACAGTGTGTGACATTATGGACAATCAATATAACAACCAGTTCCGATCTTAGTAGATCCAACTGTAGTGAGTGCTTCAGTATCTAGGCATCTAAAAGATGGTAATAGTTTAGCACCATATCCACCACCACCAACGATTACAATCTCAGGGAATTTTTCAAATGTTAATTGTCTATCTAAAATTCTAGCGCCAACGACAAATCCATTTTCGTTGATAACTGCTTCCGCAACACCAAGTTGACCATTTATATACATATCAGGTTCTGATGTGTATCCAATTCCAGGTCGGATTATAGTAAATGCATCAATGATACAGCGAACACCAGATTCATTAGCAAGATTTAATTTATAACCATATCCAGGTGCTTTAACACGAATTTCTGTAATAAATCCATCCTGATCTAATAAAGGAGTAGCTACAGCACCAATTCCTTCACCACCAATGAAGACATATGGTGGTTCTGCCCAAGGATCTCCAGGTTGACTGATAGGTATTTCAATAATTCCCCCATTATCATCTGTAATAATATTTTCAGGAATAACTTCAGGAATAATAAATTCGTCTGTAGTTGTTTCTGTAGTGTCACCTAATCCATCATCCTCTGGTGGATCATTATTAATTTTTTCTTCAAGTGGTAACACTATCACATTTGTAGTAGCACCAGTTCCATTTACAGTGAATATAATTAACTCTTCTTCTTCATCATCTAAAGAGTCTTCTGAAATTCCAATCACTACTTTTGCAGTATTATTAATGACAACAAAAGAATCAGATGTTTTTCCACTAATAATATCATTAGAATCAATATCCCCTGTTAATGTATAGTATGCATATGTGCCATTTTCTACGTTTTTGGTAGTAATTGTATACTCTACAAAATCACCCTCATTAACAGATACTTTGTCAGCAACTACTTCATACGAAGGTAATGTGTCATCTGATGTGTCATCAGAAGGTGGTGTAGTATCATCAGAAGGTGGTGTAGTATCATCAGAAGGAGGAGTAGGGATATCTGCCACTACGTCAGGTGGGAAAACATTTGGTATATCTGGAGTTGGATTTATTGGTCGGGGATAATATGGATCTCCTGGTTCTTTTACATTACGTTCCGTAATTACACACCTACCAACATTTTTTATAAACGTAGATCTAACACGACTGCCTTCACCAGGAGAATTTTTCTTTATAATGACATAGAAATCTTCGTCACCTTCTTTTTCTGATGAACTAAACGTTTTAATTGTAATATTTTTTACAGTTTCTCCTGGAGCAAATCCAAGAATACTATTATCAGGTAAGTAATCTTCATCTGGAGTAGCAGTTCCTTTCTTAGATGTTCTATAAGTCACGGATGAAGCAGATTCAATAAATCCAGTCCTAGTTACTTGGAATACAGCATCAAATCCTTCCTCAACAATAATATCAGATATCGTATAAACAATTTTTGGTGATACCCCGCCTTTAGATGATACAGTTGGTTTATTACTATAACGAGGAGCTCCACCAGTAAATCCAACTGTTGTAATTGATAATGGTTTCCCAGTATAAGCATCCGCACATGTATACTGACTAGAGTCAGATCCGGTAGCAGGGAACAAATTATCAATATTAGAAAGAAGATCATCTAAGAAATCATTTCCTTTTTTATCCTCTTTATCTTTTTTCTCTCCATCTGTGCAAATTTGTTTATATCCAGCACATTCATTATTCGGTCCAGAACAAGAAATGCCAAGTAAATTCAATACAAAATTAATTGCTCCACCTAAAATATTAAGTGGTCCGGCAATAGCACCAAGAATATCCTGAATAGGTCCAAGAACTTTTCCTAAGATCTCTTCCATCAAGGAATTAATTTTTGATAAAATACCATTTACTAGTGTGTCTACTTGACATGCTGCAGCACGATAAACTTGATTAACTAGACCCATCAAAACATTCGTCAAGAATTCCGCTAAACGGTCTCCAAGATCTGCCATTTTACATCCAAGATCTTTAAGAAGATTATTAAACCATTCTGTGACTGGAGTAAGAGCGTTTCCAGTTTCATTTGGATACAATACTGCATTAATTAGATCCTTAACCGCATTAGTGAGTTTTTCAATCACAAAACCTTTTACCTTTGCGACAAAATGCCTGATCACAGTCATAAACTTATTGACATATTTTCTTGCTATGCCAACACCACTATTAATTGTTCCACTAACAGGACTAATTAAATATGTGCCAATATTTCCATTACTTTTTTGAACTTCGTTTAAAAATTCACCTAATAAAATTGTAGTTTTGTCTGTTAAATTTTGTTTGTCGCATTTTTCTGCTACAGATTGACACCATTTTTCATCATCTTGTCCATTTTTCATTCGTGGAGGTAATGGAACAGTATCATCACCAGTTGGCAAAGCACCAGTGGTTTGGTTTGGTGGTTTGTCGGGTCCACCTTCTGGATTTTCTGGTGCTGGTTGTCCGTCTGTAACAGGATTTACCGGATTATCAACTGTATTATTGACTGTTCCAAAAGCTGTGCTGCCATCAGGTCTCTCACTCTTAGAGATAGTTGTAGCACCAGGAGTTTGTCCAATAGAACCCATGATAATGGGTTTTTGTTTTAAGTTGTCTAAGTAAAACCCAACAACCCAACATCCCTTGATAAGTTGTGGATTTGCTCCACCAACATTACCAGGCATGAAGGGTACATTGACTGGCATCATCACATTTGCCCATGGCAAGTCTGGCGTATCAAGGATCTCCTTACTTGCGGGGTGATCTCCTACGATACGAACCTTAAAACGATAACCACCTTTGTTCGTTTTTTCTTCTTTGGCAGTTTGTTCGACTTGACCCACCCACCAATTAAACCCATCGTTTCCGATGCGTTGAGTAGGAATCAACTGTGATAATAGTTGGTCCATGTTAATTAATCATCAAAGACTTTACACTCTAGTGCGCTTGGTTCTGTTTCACAAAACAATTCTAAAGGTGAGGGATCATGATGATCTCCTGCTTCAATTTCTTCTTTGTGGTTTTCTGCATAAACCTCAAGTTCATGAAGTTCACCTTCAATATGACGGCGTTGGTTGGAAGAAGTCATAGGATTGTCAAGGATCTCTTTATCCTTAGCAATGTGGGCTTCGATGTTTTCCATAAGTAATTGCTTCTACGTTTTTATTTAGTGCCGTGGTTTGATGGTCTATCTTTAAGACCATATGAGTCTCTCATTAATCCAAGAGTTGTTGTGAACTTACCACCAGGACCTGCTGTAGTGTCATAAAAATGCGATACTTCCGATATTAAGTAAATTCCACTGCTTTCTGGATCAAATGGTTCTTTTTTCCCTTCGTCTGTTGGCGCTTTATTTACTAATCGAATATCAATTTTATCTCCAGCACAAATATCTGGATTTCCAGGTATTACAAGAGTACATGATTGATTGCTTAATAATTGATATCTCGCAAGAGATTGTGCTGCATAAAATTTCTGCCAGTCAGCAAATTTTGTGGGACTTGAACTACCATCTTTTGGGTCGGGTGAAGCGGGAGTTTTTTCGTTATACCATGATTCGTGATCCAAGTAGATAGACATAATTCTACTCGGATAATCAGATAATTCAATCTGATTTGTTGGAATCAAAGTAATTCCCTCTTGACCACCTAAGTGTGCCATATTGTCATAACTATCTTTAATCTTGTAAACATATTCTTCATACTGTCCAGTAGAGTGATTAAAGAACACCATCATAGAAGAATATTTACCTTTACGCAATGAAGCAAGCAGATTAATTTCAGATGCAAAATTTGATTTTAAAATTTGAAATCTAGTATCACCACCTTCTTGATTGCCAAGTCTCTCTACATATTCCCCCCATTCTGGTGAATCTAATTTTTTTGATTTTAATCCACTATTATCATCAGCACATAAAGAATCGACAGCAAAAAAATTATATCCTCTGATTGTTTCCCAAAAGAAAAATCCACCAGATCCTTTAATTTGCTGCTCTGATTGATTGCTATTTAAACTATTACCAGAACTATAATTTGTTTGTGGTGATACGCTCTTAGAAGCAATATCTGATACTAGGTCAAACGGTCTTTTTCTATTAGGAATCATCTTTGTCTCAAACTTTGATGGTTCAGAATATATTGTTTTAGTCGTCTTCAAAGAATTAACAAGAAGATCATTTACAATACTCTCAGGATTTCCAGATAATGGTTTAGTAATTCGGGTAACTTCATTGATTAATGCTTCAGCAGAAACTAAACCAATATCATATGACTGTTTTTTCTGTTGAGTAAATCTATTTTGTACAGTCCAAATTACAAATTCATATTCTACCTTTTTTTTAAATGCTGTAGAATTAACTTCTATTACTATTTTCTCCCCACCCTGTATCGGAAGATTTATAAGCAATCCAGCACTATCAACAATCTTCATTTTTGCTGAAAGAAATGGAAATGTAATATTTTCCACATACTCAAAGGTATTGACCAATCCTGTAATGGGGCGTGGTTTTTTATCGCCATTTGGATAAATGATAACTTTTGTTAGTGTAAAATCAGTAGGATTTGTCATTATAATACCGCGAAACTAGCTGGTACAAATACATGTGTTCCCATAGAACCAGAACCCGGTGATGCCAATGCCATCGCAACCGATGATTGATCTGTTTCTTTTTGAGATGCATCTGTAGATAATACAGCAACCACAGGTCTACTATTCAATTCACTGCTAGCACTTAATACAGCAGATGTTTTTTCCAATAAATTAGTATTTGCTTGAGGTCCAGCAGTTATCTCTGGTATAGTAATTTTTGCATCAGGATCTCCCCCCAATGCCTCTATGAGGTTACGTATGTCTTTAACTCGTTTTTTCTTTGCTTCTCCAAGGTTTTCATCATATACTCTAAGAGACTCAACTGCAGTTCTTGATGTTTGTCCATGCTGAGGTGTAAAACTTGCCCATTCTCCACCAAGTTTTTTCATGCCCCCTAAAGTTAGAGGTTTGCTAACATCAACACCTCTCTTTCTTTTGGCAAGGTCTAACATTAATTGATTTTGTAATTCCTCGGTAAACTTGACTTTTGTTGGATCAAAATCTTTTCCCTGAGATTTATACATCGCCCTTACTTGCTCTAAAGGCTCCATAAATTGACCAGCACCCACAGCAGCGGATGATATCGGACCTTTACTAGTTTGATATGTGGTTTCTCCGGCATTCATTCTCCTAGTTTGTTCATCATGAACTTCCTGTATAGTCATACTAGTCATATCCATTTCATTACGACCACCAAACCAGGTATTGTAACCTTTTTCACCAGAAGTTCCTTCAAGTTCCCTAACAGTAGCAATAAATGCTTTTTCTTCTGCAGTATCTGCTTTGATGTCAGCAGCATCCATATTACCACCACCGCCGTTATTGTTGCGACGGCGATCATCATCGTCATCTCCACCACCATCATCATTGTCATCTCTACCACCTGTCAACCAGTCTGGAAAGACTTCGCCAAGTGCGTCCAAGAATCCCTTCCACCATGGTTTTTTATCAAAATACTCACCCAATCCAATTGCTTGTAGTTCGGCATATTTTTTCTTATTATTTTTCTGTGCGTCTAATATACCTTCACCAAACATAAGAAATGTTTTTCTACCTTTAGCACCTTCAAGTGGAAAAACACCCTCTTGACCAGCTTCTCCAACTAAACCAGCAACTGGTTTGGTAACAATGCCACCAAAAGCAAATGGAGTCAAACTTTCTGAGTTAGAGTTACTGGATGAATTTCCACCTGCTAAAGCATCATAAATTTGTCCACCAACTAAATCACCAGCAATACCGCCAAGAATAGTTCCAACGCCAGGAATAGGAATAAAAGTTCCAAGACCAGCACCAAGTGCAGCGCCAACTGCTTTTGCTGCTGCTCTACCAACTGATTCCCCTAAAGCAAGACTTATGCCAAAATCTAATAGACCACCAACTATAGGAACTCTCTTTAATACAGGACTCAAGAACTTCGCTACTCTCGCACCTTTAGTAAGACTCATTCCTGCTGCTTCTAATCCTTCAAAACCAAAGCGTTTTATGGCAGATCTTTGACCATATCTTTGAGCATATCTCTTTGTTATATCGTTTTGTGCTGTACCAAGCGCATCACCCGGACCAGCAGTGCCAGCAAGAATTCTATTAGTAGATAACTTACTACCAGTCATACTGTTGTTGCGGAAATTCATTCCACTGATACCAGGTCCCCCAGCATTAGCAGTAGATAATCCTGATGCTCTTTGTGCTCTTCTCCCAGCACGACTCATTCTACCAAGACCACGACGGCGACCACGGCGACCACCACCAAGCATACTCAATCCAGTATCTAAAAGATTTCCCATGCCACCAAGCATGTTGCCAAGAATTCCACCTTTCGGACCCTCAAAACCAGATCCTTCAGGATCTAAATCACCACTAGATGACCTCTGTTGAGCCATGTTTGCTTTTTCAGAAGCAGCTAATTGTCTGGCAGCAATTTGTTCTTGTGTATTCTCTGCATTTGAAGCAATCAACATTTGCTGTTGTAATTGACGCTCAGCAATACCAACCTGAAGTTGTCCTAAATTTTGAACACTGTCAACTACTTTTACATTTATTCTTTGTACACTATCAATTGCTTGAACAGTGGTATTATTGGATCTAACAATTATCTGACCAATTTGGTTTAAAATACCAACAATATCTTTAATTTCAGTTGCTGTAGTGTCAACCGTGAATCCAGCAGCATTAGTATTAGTTCCTTGATAGGAAGCAACTTCTCCACCAAGAACTTCAGGATTAATTGCTTGTGGTCCTGCTTCCAACAGTTTTTGAGCGGCACCACCACCAGCACCAAGTCCTCCTCCACTAAGTGCCGCGGCACCGGCACTACCAAAAATTTCGTTTGTAACATCATAACCAAATCCACCACGAAAACGAGATGCCTGAGATCCGGTAGGATCTCTACCAGGACCAGGATCGGATTCAAATCTACCTCTAGTTCTAGCAATTCTATCACCACCAAAACTAGATCCTAATGCTCTCTTAAAGAAATATCCTTTACCAATTCCTGCTTCTTCTAAGGATGTGCCACCATCTTCTGCTTTTTTTGAAGCAAAAGCACGCTCTTTACGAGCCATGTTTGATGATTTTCCTATTCTATTACCAATAGCACTAGCAATATTACCGAGAAAATTTCTCTCAGTTCTTAAATCTGTTGGGTTTAAAAATCCGTGTGCCATTATCGTTGTTTAGCCGCGGCTTCGTTTTGTTGTTTGACTTGTTCTAAGTGTTGCATCAATAAAGAAACATATACTTGCCTCTCAAATGGCATCATATTTTCAACATCACTTAAACTATATTTATGATGCTGCATCAAAGCAAAGTTAGTTTTGTAGTACCCCTCCAAAGTATTATGGAAGAGTGCTATCCGAAAAAACTTGATAACCCGGAAAATACGACCTCATTCTCAACACCAGTATTTGGATTTTGTATTTTTATAGTATGCTCTAGTTTAGGAGCAGATTCAAAGAATTTTTGAATTTTTTCAAATTGACTATTAGTAAGATTTTCTAAAAATTCAACAAATTCTTTTTTTGAAGTAGTAGAACTGTCATATACGTCTTCACCATCAAAAAGTTGATCAATACATCCAGAAATAATATCAATTATAGAATCAGCAGTTGGTTGTATCCCAATAATAGATCCTGCAACAAAAGTATCAAATTTTGGATATTTCATCACAATTCCCATCTCATCAGATAACATAATTTTATTAGAATGCCCTTCTGGTTTTTGAACTCGAACTTCTAACAAATTAAGATTATAACGAACTTTTGTAGTTCCATCATCTTGGCATGTAATAGTCATTTCCACGACTTCACCAACAGACACAGCGCGAATTTGAAGGAAAATATATTCCAAATCAAAAATTGCTAAATCATCTAGTTTTACACGAGATTGAATACAACCTTTTAATAATTGTTTTACTGCATTTTCAATATGTTTCTCGTCTTGCGATTCTAACGCTAGTAAAAGTAATTTTTCTTCTTTTACTACAAATGGACGATATTTAATTTTTTTGCCATTAGACGGAATTTCCAACTCATAGGTTGGAAGCACAACTTGTGGTAATGCCATTATGTTCAGATCATATCATATTAATATTTAGTGCGACTTTTTTAAGCAAAAATGAG